CCAAGAACCTTAACTAAATCAACCTTATGATAGAGTTAAAAATAACAAAAGAAATTATTGCAGAAGCTAAAAAACTATATGATTTTGGAATATTAAACAACAGTTACACACAAGGAGAAGGCAATAAATGTGGTGCTTTAGGAGAGGTTTTAGTTAGAGAATATTATAACGCAATTCAAAAAAATACATTTGACTACGATTTAATAATAGACAATAAAAAGATAGATGTAAAAACCAAAAGGCATAATGCAAATCTAAAACCAAATAGTAACTGGACAATGAGTCTTTTTGCTTTTAATACTAAACAAAAGTGTGATTACTACTGCTTTGTTGGTATGGCTGATGATTACAAAAAAGCCTATTTATATGGGTTCATTGCAAAAGATGAATTTTACAATACTGCAATATTTAGAAAAAAAGGAGATACTGACCCAAACGGAAGTAAATTCAAATTTAGAGCAGATAGTTATAGTATGAAGATATCTGAATTAGACTTTAATTTAAAATAAAATGAAATCATTAGTAGAACTGGCTTACGAAAAACACAAAGATTGGATAAACATAGTAAAATCATTCGGTGCTAATAAAAACTATGCTGAGGATATTGTACAAGAAATGTATATCCAGCTTATATGTGATATCAAAAAAGGATTAGACCTTTCTTACAATGATGACATCAACACTTACTACATATATAAGGTATTGCGAGGAATATACTTAAACACCCATAAGAAAGAAGCAAAGTTCCTTAAGACTTATATAGAGGATATAAACGGAGAGATAAAAGAAGTAGAAGACTTAGGTATAGACGAGGTAGAGTACGCTAAACAGAAAGATAACATAGATGAAATACTAAAAGAGATGTATTGGTATGACTCTAAGGTATTTAGTTTAGTAGCTTCTGGTAAAAGTGTAGCATCATTGAGTAGGGATACTAAGATAAGTTATTATAGTCTATACAACACTTACAGAACAGCACTTAAAAATATTAAAGACAAATTATGAGATTAGGAGATTTAGTATATTACATTACTTACTACACAGGTATTAGGTGGGTAGTTAAAAAGATTTGGGGAGATAAATGCGGTTGCGATGAAAGACAGAAGCAATTAAATGAATGGTCAGATATAGATATAGACTTATGGAAATAGAACACAGAGAACAATGGAAGCAGTTTAAAGCTGATGTTAAAGGAAAACTAACAAGAGAACAATATAAGCTCTTATGTCAACTTCACTCAGTCTACTACAAGCATAAGTACACAGAACCTTGTAGCTGTAACCCAAAAAGATTAGTTCAATGGATTAATGAAATAGATAAGATTTATGACAAAAATTAAAGACATACATAGGTGGGAGCAGTCAGTAGTAACACTACTAAACTTAGATGGTTGGACATTAAATCATACTGGAGAAGGTAGTGTAAGCTGGGATGCTGAGGGTAAAACTCCAAAATCTCAAGACTGTGTTATAGAGATGAAGTTTAGAAATAAATACTATGAGACCAAGATAATAGAAAAGGCTAAGTTTGATAAACTAATAGCCACAGGAAAGGTAGCTCTGTATTTTGTAAACGACCCTAAAGGAAACTATCTATTTTGGCTAAACAACTTAAAAGACTTAGAGGTAAAGAAAATGTACTGTCCAGACACAACACTATGGGGAAGTAAAAAAGTTTCTAAGCCTTGTTATTTGCTAAAAGAAAGTGATGCAGCTATTGTGAATATCAATGAAGAAGACACAGAGCTGGGAATATGGGATAGCTATTTTAAGATGAAAGACTAAAAAACTTTGTTTATAATTTGTTTATAACATTAATTTTAATTACGTTTGTTAAAACAAAAAAATTATGCTTACACAATTAGACGATTTAAACCAAGAGTTAAAAGACATCGAAAGAACACTAAGAACAGAAGTTCCTAAAGATGTGAAACAAAAACTACTTAAGAGAAAAGAAATAATTAGAAGTATAATTTATAACATTTACTAAAACCAAACAAAATGAAAACAAGATTAATGACTAACCAAAATCAAACATCTTTTAGGTTAGATGTAATTAACAAAAACGATATTAATAAATTTTATTTTAATAATAAAAATAAAGCTTTACAATTTCAAAAGAAAATAACAAACTAATAAACCATAAGGGCTGCATGAGCAGCCCGATAAAACCAAACAAAATGAAAAAGACAAAGACAGGATTACACATTGATGTAAAAGACAAAAGAATTAAAGTTTACACAGAGAAAGAACTTCAAAAGATTAGAGAGAAGGAAATGATGAGAGATGATATAGTTATAGTATTCACTCTTTCTGGATTACTTATCTGCATAGGTATTTTAATAGGTATTTCTTTATAATGACCTTACTACAAAGACAGTCTTATGTATTATGGTTTAACTTTATATCAGATAGAGTTATTAAGTGGTCTGATGCAAAACCAAAAAACAAAGACCTTAAACATTTTATACAAGGTGTTAGTGAGATAGGACAATATGTTAACCAGCTAAATATAGAAAACAAAGTACTTGAACAAAGAGTAAGTGCTGTAAGAGATAGTAAGAACCAAACTATCTTAGAGCTTAACAAACAAATAGAAGACTTAGAAAACAAATTAAAACAATATAATATATGAGTTACTTAGATTCTTATATAGATGAACCAGACGAGTTAACGAAATGTAGAACTTGTGGAACTGAAACTAATGGAGATACTTACTGCTCTAATAATTGCTACAACTATGACACAGAATAAAATACAACTATTAGATGGAAAGCATTACGATAGAGCAGAACTGCTTAAGCGTATGGATGATGACTCCTTTTACTATGGAGAACTAAATAAGTTAGCTCTTAGTAGTAGTAGTCTTAAACAGCTTCTATCAAGCCCAAAGACTTATAATTTTAGTTTAAAGTATGGTACTGCTGAAAGTCAACCCTTAAGAGATGGGTGGCTTTTTCATACCGCCATATTAGAACCAGAGGTATTTGCAGCACAAACCTTTATAGATGTTCAATCTAAGAATACAAAGAAGTTTAGAGAAGCTAAAGCCGAAAACCCAAGAGTATTTACTATTAAGGAGCGTGACAACGCTGACAGGCTTGTAGATGCGTTCTATCGTAACGAACACGCTAAAGAGTTAATAACTAAAGCAGAGTTTGAGATACCAGCTATAGATAACGTATTAGGTATGCCATTCAGAGGTAAAGCAGATGTATTAGCAACTAATAGAATAGTAGACCTTAAGACTACTACAAATATAAAAGACTTTGCTTGGAGTGCTAAGAAGTATGGCTATGATGTTCAATGTTACTTATACTGTAACTTATTTAATAAAAACTATGATGAGTTCTTCTTTTTAGTTTTAGACAAAGGCTCACTTGATATTGGTATCTTTAACTGCTCAGAACAGTTTTATTATCAAGGAAAAGAAAAAGTAGAGAAAGCTATTGATTTATACAATAAGTTCTTTATAGAGGGAAACGATTTAGATAACTATTGCTTAACAGGGGAATTATGAAGATATTAAACTTATACGCTGGAATAGGAGGAAATAGAAACCTTTGGGGTGACGAACACGAAGTAACAGCAGTTGAGATAAATAGCGATATTGCAAGTGAGTACAAATACAGAAACCCAAAAGACGAAGTGATACAAACAGATAGTCATCAATTTTTATTACATAATTACCAAGACTTTGACTTTATATGGAGCTCTCCACCTTGTCCAAGCCATTCAAGGCTTTGCTACTCGCAAAAAGAAAAGAAGTATGCAGAGATGAGTTTGTACCAACAAATAATACTACTAAAAAGCTGGAGCAAAGGATTGTGGGCTATTGAAAATGTTATACCTTATTACGACTACTTAATAGAACCCAATTCAATGATAGGCAGACACCCTTATTGGAGTAACTTTAAAATAGACCCTTTAAAAGTTAAAAATATTGACGTATCAAGAAGCACAAAACAAGAGTTGAGTGATTATTTAGGAATGCCAATACCGAGAATAAACGGAGCTCTATTGCTTAGAAATAGTGTAGAGCCTAAAGTAGGCAAGCATATTTTAGATTGTGCTTTAAGAAAATACAAGGAAGAAAACGTAAAACAAACGGAATTATTTAAATGAAAGCTAAGAAACACACACAGATACAACGCATATTAAGACTTGAGAACATAGTAGCTCAACTCTATGTAAAGGTAGAGGGATTAAAACTAATAGTAGACAAAGAAAATGAAGAAACAGATAAACAACCAAAATAATATGAGAGCAACTTATTTACATTACGAGAACGGAAAAGGCTATGACGTTATAGACTTTATAAAAGATTATGAACTAAACTTCAATAGAGGCAATATAATTAAGTATGTTTGTAGAAGTGGAAAGAAAGACGATGAGTTAAAAGACTTAGAGAAAGCAGCAGACTACTTAAAGAGAGAGATAGAATACTTAAGAGAGCAACAAGAACAATGGATAGAAAAAAATAAATAAGATGTATATAAACATAGA